GCGATCAGCGGGACCGTGTCTCCCATGTTCGGATAGCCGTACCGGTACGCGTCGGGTCGCATCGTCACCGTGTACGACGGGACGAGAATCCCGTTCAGATTGAGATAGCCGTTCGCCTGGTCGGACAACGTCGATTGGATCGTCACGTCGGCGCCGTTCGTCGCCGCCATCCACAGACCGACCGGGTTTACCGTCACGTTGTTCGCGTCAGAGTTCCACGCTTCGGCGAACACTTGCGGGACGGTCGGGTCCGACGACTGATTGTTGCCCAACATGCGAACGTAGTTCGCGTAATCCGACGACGCGACCGTCCGCGTAAACGCCGACACGGTCGACCCGTATTGGAGCGCGACGTCGGTTCTCGAGACTCCCTGTTGCGGGTACCAGACGCGGAACAGGTCATATTGGCCGAGATCCGAGTAGGGCTGATCGAACCGGTACGGGATGACGTCGTAGTCGAATCCGTTGATGACGTGCGCGAGATCGTCGACCGCGGTCCCAAGATTCTGATTGCCGAGATAGGTCCGGTCGCGTAACTGGCCCGACGGCGAACGGTTCGTCCCGTCCGGATTGACGCTCGAGACGCGTAGCGGGAGGTTCGATCCGGGCGAGAACGCGGTCCCGTCCGACGCGTTCGCGCCGGCGCCGGCCTCGCCGATCAGGTCCGTGACGACCGTATCCTGGTCGGTCTGGACGAACGAGATCGTCCCGGTCGCGATGCGGCGGGTCAACATCGCCGCATAGTCGTGGGCGGTGAACGTCACGACCGCGGACTCTTCAGTGACCTGATCCTCGGAATGGTCGACGACCCCGCGGAACATGGCGATGTCGCGGCCGACGACCGTCGACCATCGCCAAAAGACGACCTCGGTCGCCAACTCGAGGACGAGCGCCGCGGCCGGGTCGGCGCCGTCGAGCGTGAAGGTCGCTTGCGCCGGCGCGTTTAACTGTTTCTCGAGACGTCGGCCGCGAGCTTCGGCGAGATCGGCGACGACCGTCTGTCCGAGCGGTGTCCCGGCGGCGGTGTAGTCGCGGCGGTGGAGTGTGACCCGCCATCGGCCCCGCCCGGCCGGGACCGGAATGTTCGCGGTCATCGCGAGCGTCGCCGTCATTCGTAATAGCCCTCGTTCCAGAACACTTGCGCTTGGGTGACACCGGTCGCGCCGGCGGCGACCGCCGACACGAACCATTGGGTGCCGGGCGTCAGCGTGGGCCACGCCGACTTGGACCAGTCGAACGCGCCGATCGCGTTGCGGGCCGGATCCGAGTTCCAGAACGCGGTACGGGCGTCGGCGTCGACGTCGATCCAGTCGCCGCGTTGATCGACACGCCGGAGACGAGTTGGAGATAGAAGTCGCGTCGGCCGGTCCCGCCGGCGCCGGGCGGGTAGCCGTAGATCCACACGTACGCGGTCGGCGCCGTCGCCGGCCCGTAGAACCGGACGAGCGGCCGGATCGGAAAGTCGCCGGCCGGCGTGATCGTCGCCGACGTCGCGCCCGGACCCGACCCGGCCGGATAGACCCGCGGGAACGTCAGCGGATAGGTACGGCCGGGCGCGGTACCGCCGCCGGTCCAGACCGTGACCGACTGTTGGTCCGGGTCGTACGCGACCGGGTCGGCGGCGACAAACTGGAGTTTGATGTCGCGTTGATTGTCGCCGGCGACCGCGTAGTCGTATGACGCGCCGCGGACGGTCATTATCCGTTCCGGCGCGGCCGGCCGGTCGAGGATGTAATGCAAGATCGGGCGGACCGACGGGATCATGTACGGGCCGAACGACGACGCGACGTCGTCGATCCATGCGCCGGCGCCGGCGAGGGCGGTGATGTCGACCGCGATTGCCCGCGGTCCGAGATATTGGGTCCGGTCGTCGTTGCCGTCGCGGTCGGGCCGATTGTTCGTCACCTCTCTGACGGTCGGCGATCCGAGATCGAACGACGTGCAGAAATAGCCCGCCGCTTCGTTCTCGAGAGCGAGCAGGTCGCCGTCGAGGTCGAGCCACGCGGTCCGGACGCACACGCCGCCGCCGGGCGGGGTCGGATTGGTCGGCGGCGGGCCGGGACCGGCCCCGTAGTCGACGGTGATCGGAGCGAAGCCGCCGTCGCCGACGGGGAACCCGCCGTAACCCTGGACGGTCGGCGGGACCGTGTAGATCGTCGACGGGCCGAATTGGATCTGCGCGGGACCGACGACCGTGTCGATCCAGATATAGCGATTGTTGTCCTGACGCCAGTTGATCCCGGACGGCCGGTCGGTATGCCACGAAAGATCGGACGGCGCGTTCCAGACTTGGACGGTGAACGTGAACGCGGCCATTAGACGCGTTGCCTCTGGAGTTGCCACGCGGCGCGGGCCATGAACAGGTCGATGTCGACCTGTTCGCCGAAATGGGCGTCGTTGATGACGACCGCCGGTCCGGCCGGCGTCCGGGCCGACGGCGCCGACGAGATCGGCGTCACCGTCGCGAGTGCCGATCTCGAGAGGTCGGGCAGCATGCGCGGCATTGCCGCCGAGACCTGGCCGGCGGCGGCGGTAAGACCCTTCGACAGACTGCGGCCGATCGCGAGTCCCGAATAGTACGGGTCGCCCGACCCGGACAGCGGGCCCTCTTTCGCCGGCGAGAATGGCAGATGCGACGTGATCGCCGACGCGACACTCGAGATCGCGCCGCCGACGTCGGGAACCTTGGACTTGATCCCGTCGATCAGTCCGCCGATAACCCGCTTTCCCGCGTCAAACAGTAAGTGGCCGAGATCGCCGAGCGCGGCGGTGATCCGGCCGGGAATCCCGGCGATCCAGGAGACCGCGCCATTCCACGCGGATTGGATCGCGCCGATGATCCGCGACGCGGCGCCGATCGCCGCATTGAACAGGCCGGAGAGGATCCCGCCGATCCGGCCCGGGAGACCGGACACGAACCCGACGAACCCGTTCCAGGCGCCACGAATCCAGTTGATGACACCGGCGACCGCGCCGATAATCGTCGACCAGTAGCGCGCCAGGATCGCGACCGCGATCCCGATCGGCCCCGTCAGGATGACGAGCAACAGTTGCCAATGCGCGGCGATCCATTGCACGACCGCCGCCGCTGCCGCTTTGACGAGATCCCAATAACGCAAGATCAGGACGACCGCGAGGGCGATCGGGCCGAGCAAGATCCCGAGCAGGAGCGGCCAGTTCTGTTTGATCCAATTCCACACGAACTCGACCGCGGTTTTAATCGCCTTCCAGATCGTGTCCCAGTTATGCCACAACAGATAGACGACGGCGATCAGCGCGGCGACCGCGAGGGCGATCAGCGCGAGCGGCCAGAGCGCGGCGAGTTCGCCGGCGCCGGCTTCGGCGCCGCCGATCGACGCGACCGACCCGAACGTCATCATCGCGACGCCGGCGAGTTGCAACGCCGGCCCGTACTTCTGACCGAACTTTGCGACCTGATCTTCGACGGTCGCGGTGATCGCTTTCATCTTCCCGCTAAACGTGTCCGCTTGCGCCGACGCTTGACCTGCCAGTTTCTTGCCGAGGAGGTCGACCGCTTTATGTTGATCGGCCGACGCTTTCTTCGCCGCGTCTTGCGCGGTCGCCAGGTTGTGATGCGCGGCGACCGCCCGGAGCGCCGCGCTATTGACATTGTTTTGGGCGTCGCGAAGCCGGATCGCTTCGGCGACCGTCAGATGTTTCTTCGTCGCGTCGACGGCTTCGAGATCGGCGAGCTTCTTCTTCGCGGTCGCGTAGTTCTTATCGGCAGCCTCCGATGCCCGCGTCGCGGTCTGCACCGCTTTCAACTCGGATCCCGACTTGGCGACTTGGATCCCGAATTGTTTTAGGAGTCGTGTGTTCCCGTTCCAGACCTTCCCCAACAGGCCGGCGGCTTCGGTCAGCGAGATATGTTTCGCGGCGGCGAGATCGGCCGCCTCGTTCATAAGCCCGAGCGCCTTTCCGGTGTCGCCCGTCGCGGTCGTCAAGATCCGGATCGCGTCTTGGGTCTGGTCGGCGGTATGACCAAACTTTTCTTGATGTTTGATCGTCGACTCGATCTTCTTGCCGTACTCGTCCCAAGAATGGCCGGTCGATTCGATCGCCGCTTTTAGCTGTTGGTGCGACGCTTGTTCTTTCGAGCCGAACGCGGAGAGGGTCGCACCGACGCCGGTGATCGCGGCGCCGACGCCGAGCATCGCCGGCCCGATCTTCTTGGAGTGTTCGGCGGTCTGTCCGAGCGCGTCGTTCAGGCCGGCGAGCGTCGACCCGAACGGGCCGAGGATGCCGGTCTGATTCAGACCATTGATGAACGTCCCGAACGATCTCGACGCCGATGACGCGGTCGACGCGACTTTCCCGCCGGCCTTGTCGAACGCGACGCCGAGACCGGTTAGGTCTCCGAGAACGCGGACGAGGATCGACGGGCCCGACATCGTTACCTACGCTTCGACGCTTTTTCGATCTCGCGTGCTTCACGTTCCATGAACCGGATAAACGCCGAATAGACGTCGTCGGCGAGCGCGTCGACCTGTTCGGGGGTCATTCGCCAGTAGCGGCAGAAGGCGGCGAGATTGTCGAGGTTCCGGTACCTAAAGGGTCGTCGATGACCGTCGGTTCGATCTCGAAATCAAGTTCGACGTATCCGGCGCGTTCCCAGAGTTCGCCGGCGTCGGGAAGATGTCCGGCGCGGGCGGCGCGGCGATGCAGCTCGGCAAACGCGATGACCTGGAAACGGTTCGCTTCGTCCTCTTCGTCTTGGAGCAGATCGGTCATCGTCCGCCCGGTCGCTTTGACGAGCGACCGGACCGCGTCGGCCGAGAGCCGCAGCGGCTTATTTTGGGTGACGGTGACGGGCTCCTCGAGATAGCCGTAGTTAGTCATGGATGCTCCCGGGGTTCGTCGTGACGTTGGTGTAGACCGACGGCAACGCGAGTGTCCGTTCGATCGCCGCCGAGTAGAGCGCCGCGGTCGTCGACGCGAGATCCGCCGCCGCCGGGAACAGATAGCGGCCGGTTTTGACGAACTCTCGAGACGATTCGTGGGGCGCTTGGCGTGTCCCGCCGAATTCGATCCAACCGGCGTACGGGACCGCCGATCCGCCCATAGTGACGGTCGCGCCGGTGCGTGTCCCGTGTGTGCGGATCGACCCGCCGAGTTCGCCGGGCGCGTCGGCACGCGCCCGGTCGGAGATCGGGACCGTCGAGCGGGCCCGCTGCGCGACCGGTTCAGCCGCCTCTTTCCCGGCGGCTTTGATCGCCGCGTACAGCGGGCCTTGTTGGTCGGCGGTCAGGCGGTTGATGTCGCGCCGCAACGCTTGCATGCCGACGACCCCGACGGTCGCGCCGGTCGCCATATCGGTTAGGCGGGGCCGGAGACCCACGCCGTCCCGGACCAGTGTGCTTGGCCCGCGGTCCCGGCGGCTTGGGTCTGGACGTACTGGCCGGTCGTCCATGCGCTTGTGGGCGACGCGGTGACGACGTTGGGTGTCCCGGCGATCAGGTTCGCGACGTTGGCGGGCGGTGCCGAACCGGCCGGGGTCCACGTGCCGGGCGTCCCGGCGGTCGCGCCGGTCGCCGGCGTTCCCTGATTCACGGCGGGCGGCGTGTCGAGGATCCAATCGATGTCAACCTCGGACGCGGCGCCGGCGTCACCGCCGAAATACGCGAACGGTTGAGGGATCGCGTTCCCCTCGAACGACGGGTTCGTCGGCCCGACCGCACGCGACTTGTACGGTCGCACTTTGAACGGGCAGAGCGTCCCGGACGCGTTGTACGCGTCGAGCGCCGCTTTCAGGATCGGGAACGTCGCGCCCGGATCGAACGCTTGCGCGAGTTT